GCTTGGAATACTTCTTACTCGAACCACGACGTTTACTACGTGTTCCACGAGACTTACGAGATTTACGAGACATACGAGACACCTTAGAAACAACACGGCGACCATTTTTCATTTTTTTTCTTGAAGAACCAGTTTGTGTACCTACACTGCGTGCAAAAGACAACGCTTTACGAACACTATCAATATCAGAAATTGTTCGCTTCCTTCCACGTTTGTCATCAGGGGGAGTAACTTCCATTGCATCACCCATTTTAATATTTTTTTCAGAAAGAGGCGGGACCAATTCTCCAGCTGAAAATCTTCGCTGAAAATTATACAACTGACGTGGCCACATTGGCTCCCTACCTTCATCAGAATATTCATCCCATGGACCCTTAAAATTAGGCTCACTAAACCTACCCATAACAATTTTTTTTTCACAGGTAAACGTAAGTAAGCTGCCTAAATCTTCTTTACGGCGCGGAAGGCGGTGGCCGATTATAGTTTCCTCCTCATCGAATCCGGCACGCGCCGCAGCGCAATATTGATACATCCTCTAGTTGTACCCCTAGACGGCTGGCGGCGCCGTTATGCTCAATTATACCCCCACCCAAGGCGTTATGCTCAATTATACCCCCACCAAAGGCGTGATTCCCCAAACAGGCTTTTACTAAATCTTTTGAAACAACTGTGCTGCCATAGGAGTATACTTCTCTTTAACACTAACAATAAACTGAGTATTATTCTCAAATCCAATTTCAATGTTCACAGAAGGGGTAGCATCACCTTCCATAGTCTCAATGATCTTCTCCAAAGAATACATTCTACTCTGACCTAAAGCATTCCTAAAACGAGTAGCACCAGTAGTCATCCCAGGCATCCAATGAGTAATTAAATCAACCAACTTAACCTGCTTCTTAAACACAACAACCGACGTCTTAATAGTACCAGGCTCAATGCGCACCTTCTGAGTACCCTTACAATTACTAAAATAACTAGCAACAGGAGGCTCCTTAGTAGCACCAGTCACATCAGTCTCACCAGTAACAGCAGTAAATCCATGCTCCTGACTTGCAACAAATGGCGTAAAAAACGCAGCAGTACTACGATGTCTATCATTCAACAAAAAAGAACTGCCATTAACAATATAAGACTTTCCATACACAGGAACATTATCAACTTCGTCAGATTCAGTTCCAAGAGGATTCTTTGAGCGATTCTGAATCTTCAAAGAGGACTTGGAGTAAATATCAAATATCAAAGTACGCAAATTAATTTCCGCATGACGCTGAACAGAACCATAAGGTTCAGCATACAAACGAATCTTCCAAAATTCAGAAGAACTATAAGTAGCGACAGCAGCACGAAACTGATCATAAATACGCTGGCCAATAGTTTCCACACTTTCCACACTACCTGCAGCAATAATAATCTGACCAGTATTATGATTAATAGATGTAGACGTGGGAAAATAGTTAATATCAATATGAAACAAAGCACCAGAAAATTCATTAAAACCTTGTTTCAAATTTGCAATTTGAACACCGAAATACTTTTCAATAAGCTTCTTAGCCAAAGCAACAAAGCAAACATGCATAATACCCTCAATAGGCATAGAATGATGAATCAAATGACAACAATACTTGTCAACAACAGTCCCGCCGTGTTCCAAAGTTTTGACAACACCATTTTTGGCACTGGACTGAACCTTAGACCGACGACGGACCTTTTTATACTTACGCTTAAACTTACCAGCAGAACGACTAGTTAAAGTAAACTTACGACCTTTTACAACAGGCTTCATACGACGACTGTTCGTCATATTCCAATCTCTAGCATTCTTTTGACTTTGCTGTCGATCCCTAACCATGCCTGAAAAAGAAGGAACACTAAAATTACGCCCACCACCGCCACCACCTGGCCCGCCAGCGGTAAACAATGGTAACAAATTTCTAGTAACAGCTGCCAATTCAGCATAAGTAACAGCCTTCATTTACTTATTTTTTTTTTATTCAAAGTGAACAACTTCCATTCGCCTTAATAACGCATCCACAGTACCATTATCCAATCCAACATACCATAACTGAGGGGGAATATTAGACGTTATCCAAATAGACGTCGCTTTAAGGACGGTAGAGCTTCCTTTGACTTCCACCACACATGGATAACGGTCGAGCCATCGCAACATGTGACTGATGTCAATTCCACCACGGAACTCATCGATGACAACGTGCTGATGACCTCGGTAACCGTCCCAAAATTTACTCCGAGGATCTTTCGGATATGCACACAATCCAGCTTCCTCCCATGCTCGTCGCGATTTTCCACTTCCAGTCCGACCCCAATAAACTTGAACTTTTCGTTCGATTCCAGCTGGCTGCAAATTGTCTGACTCAATCCTACGCAACTGGTTGTAACAGCGCACGTATATATCTGCCGGGATATCTTGAAGCCGTCCACCCATAGCTGCATCTCGTATGGCAACCCAATCTTTAGGGTCACCTCGCTGCATTGGCTTGGCTCCATATTCAAATCGAGTTCCGGGTACAGATGATTCATCCTTGACAACATATCCGAGTGCTGATTCACTCCTTGTGGGCTCCCAGTGTCCAGCACCACCGAACTTCTTCTTAACGCCACTGAGACGTTGGGGTTTCTTGAAGTTGACCACGAGCTGCCAATGTTCGTATCCTGTCTCTCCTCCAACCTCTCGTTGACCGGTTGCAAAGGCGACGTCATTGTCAAATCCACAATTGATATCGGGGAATTGGGAGTAGGGTATTGTGCCAATCCACCAGCGAGCGGGCTTTGAAACAACAGTTGATTTAATTCCTCCATTTGACATTGTGATTTAATTGATTCCAATCACAGGTATTGTCTAAAATGGTTTATGCTGGGTTCAGGTTGGGATTAAGGTTACTGCGCCAATCAACCTTAACCGAATCAACTGTACAATTATGAAGTTTTGTAACGAGGTTACGCCTATATATGTAGGTAATACTACGTAACAATAAATTGTTCCGGGGTCCTACATATATGGCTACAACAGGTAAACGAATTTATTGTTCATTTGCAACATAAGCAACAGTGCGATTGTTTTCCTTGTACTTACAAGTAATACCAACAGCCCAATGATGTTGATAAGCAATTTGAACAGGAATATTTGTGGTTGTACTTCCAATTGAAATAGTCTTCCTAAACCACAAATGCTTATACTTACCTAATTTCGAATAAGTTCGATGGGTTGCAGGGTCCAAAGGAGTTGAATTATTTTCACTCCAAAATCGAAAATAAGGAATCAACTTCGTAAACGTAAAATTGTATCGACTCTTCAACTTAGACTGTTTCATAACACCAGGATTAGCAATTGTATCATAAATCTTTTTAGAGTTTTGCCAAGTTCCCTTCGAAGGCTCTGCAGTCAAAAACTTATCAACTAACCCAGCAGAAGTACCATGCTTAATTTCAAGAACACCAGTTTTTGCATGAACAAAAAACTGTTCAATAGGGCGACTTCCAATACTTCCATCATTTGATATTGGACCAGAACCGTTCCCTAAAGTTTGAACTTCAAACAACGGAACTTGGTCAATATCAATCGCACTAGAACTACTATCATCCGCAATGGTACGATTCTGATACACCAAATTTGACACCATATCAATCTTAAACCGACAAACATCCAAATCAACAGACGACAACCAATTTGTACCTGCCGCAGGACTTGCCAACCATGCCTTACCAAATTTCACAATATTCTGCACAGTATTAGCAGATTTAGACAAAATATCTGCAGCAATCAACAGAGCCAAAGCATAATAAGTAGTAGTTCCAGGAGTTGCAGAAACACCAATTTGACCATGAAGACCACCAACACCATAATTGTAATCAATATAAAGACTCAAAACACTAGTTCCTTCTGAAGTATTTCCAATAGGTTCGCCAATATTCTTAACATGATAACCTGCGCGAATAAACAAAATCTTCACCAAAGAAACACACAAAGCTTCCATCAATTGAATTTGAGGAACAGTAGAATGAACAAGCGCCATAGACGAATACTTAAAAATTTGAGTTTCACCAGCTACAGCACTAGTAGCGGTTCCACTAACACCATACTCTATAACAACACCAGATTTCATGTGAGCTTTAACAGCAGGATCTTCCTCATCACGACCACCAACTATTGCAGATCCACCAGCAAGTCCTCTTACTCCACGTCTACTGGTACGCTTGGAATACTTCTTACTCGAACCACGACGTTTACTACGTGTTCCACGAGACTTACGAGATTTACGAGACA